CAAGACCCTATATAATCAATATTATACTCATAACTTCCCCACAATTTTCTATCCCCAACATATTTTTTAATTGAGTTCTTAACTTCATTGGGATTAAATTTGATATAATAATATTCTATAAGTTGGTCAGGATAATTTCTTTTAGGTTCTGATAACCATTGTGTTGATTTAGTATCAAAAAAAGTCTCTAACTCATTCATAACCATATCGTAAATTTCAGATTCTAACGCGTTATTATAAGCATTGTTATGAATATTATATAATTCACTTTCTAAATCTTCTAAATAACCTTCATTCATCAAATAGTTCATTGATTCCTCATCACCTATAACATCACCAACATTATCAGATTCTAAATAAAAAACACCCTCATCATCTACAAAATTTTGAAATAAGTCAGGACTATCATCATCAACCTCAATCTTCCAATTGGTTAATTTATCTAAAATATATGTTTTTAATAAATTAAGATTATTTGGATTTAATTCACTAATAACATCACGATAAACATCATCCGTTGTATTATCATATGGATGCCAACTATCTTCACCCAATACCGATATAGCCACTTGAGCCGCAGTTAAATCTCTACCTCTATCATCAAATAAAATTGATAAATCTTCTCGGTCACCCATTTTTAAATAATAACCATCTTCTTTTTGAACAATATTTGACAATTGTTTTATACATTTTTGAAGAACCTCCTCACTACCTAATGTGTTAATCATATAGTCAAGTAATTCTAATTGCTCATCCTCTAATTCACCAATAAATGGGTCAATTAAATGAATTAAGTTTTTAGATTTGAAGAATCTTAATACACTGTTAATATCCCCAAATATATCAACAAGATGATTAAGTTCTCCTCTATTAAATTCCTCAACATATTTTAATAATTTATTATCCATAATTGAATTCAGTTTTACTCGTATATTCCGGTGTTCCGTAGATGACTTTTATTCCAGTGTTTGTTGTTATATTATCTTTAAAATAATCATTTATACCCCAATCTACCTCATCTCTTATTTCCCACCCAAAAATATCATCATTTAATGCGTCTTCTAATGTCCTGTGTCCATTACCTAAATCAACACTACCCGCCATATCATCCACCTTTATTCTAACAACAACAAATGGTTCGTCATCATCTAAATCCCAATTATCAATATCCACAACCTCAAAAAAGAAATCATAATTACCATAATCATCTATATGATGGGGATTTTGAAGTAATAAAGATTTTGCTAACTCTTTTGCTTGGTCATTACCTCTAAACTCAACTAAATATTTATATGCTTGGTCATAAGTAACCATTGGATTACCGCTATCTAATCCGAACAAACTAATGAAAGTTTTGTCTACTTTCCATTTTCCGGTCTTACCCCAATATTTAAAAAAGATGTTTTTTAATTTGGATTCTGTCAGTATAAATTTCATTGATTAATCGGTTCTTTATATTATAATTATAATGATAAATACTTAAAACTACAGAAATGGCACATCCAATATTACATTCTAAATCATCCGCCAAAAAGTTTGGTGGTATATGGGAAGATTATATTCACCTACATAATTGGTTAGATGAGACCAAGGCGTGGTACGGACACTCATTACATAGAATTTTCCGGCATCATTCTGAAGGTATTTTTGAAATGGAACAGAAGTTTGGACCATCCTTTACAAATAGTGATGGAAAAATTGTTTATACCCGATATGTGGGGGAACAACATATTAAAGAAGATTGTTATAATTATATTCCAACAGCCCGTGAGTGGTTACAAGCATTAGAAAATAAAGAAAAGCCTATGTGGATGATAAGAACTTTAGATATTAATGTAGATTAACATATTTATAATAAAAAAAGATTATGCAACCAGAAATAACAGAAGACCAATTAAAATCCCTTAAATTATTCGCAATCTATTGTCAAGGTTATGGAGCCGATGAAGTTAATCACACCATATACACAATGAATTGTGAGGAAGATTGGAGAGATAATGAATTTTATCCAACTAACGGGATTAGTAGTATAGAAGGATATGATAGAATTAATGAAGTTCTTGACCAAATTATTGACCAAAACGAGTTATTTGAAAATAGTGTTACTGATTGTGAAAATAGAGGACAATTAGTGTTTAACATTGATTGTAAAGAAAGAACATTAACTATAAACGCTTGGGAATGGCAATATGGTTATAACGAATCTTCAGCATCTTGGACATTAGAAGAGATTAAAGAGGATGATGAAGATTATTATAATGAAGTTATTCAGGTATTTGAAATGTTAGGTGATGGTAGAACAGCAAGTGTTAGTTTTGAAGGAGGTGGTGATTCAGGTTCTTTAGATAATTATATGGATATTGAGGGTCAAAGTGAAGATATTTCAGCAGGTCTTGAAGATTTATTATATAGATTATTAGCTAGTCATTATGGTGGTTGGGAAAATAACGAAGGTTCTAGAGGAGATTTTATATTTAATCCCTCCGATGGTGAGATACAATTAGAATTCCTTGAAAATACTGAAGAAGAAGTTTCAGTCCCACTAAATTTCACAATAAAGTTTTAATAAAAAACCCCACCGAAAGATGGGGTTTTTATTTATAATTAAATCATTTTAAGGATGATTTCAGTTTTACCCTCCCATTTTATGATTTTAGATTTTGGTATCCAAAAGTTCATTACACCTATCTCATCAACCTTTTTTAGATACTCCTCTCTAAATCTTTCAGTCTGACTTCTGTCAGTGATGTAAGGAATACCCATATGTTTAGAACATAACTTACCAACTCCGGTTAACATAGAGAACTCATCGGTCAATGTTTTAGCACAACATCTACAAATATCACCTCTCTTAATAGTCATCTTACCTTCAAATTTAACCGCTTTTGGAGAAACACCCAATACTTTGGTAATATCAATCAAAATTGGGTTAAACTTTAATCCGTATTTTTCTTTCAAATCTTGACCAATTGTTCTACCAATTTTAAGAGTCTCACCAGGAGTAGGAATTTTTAATTGGAGAGTTTGTTTTTTATCAGATTCTTTTTGAATTTGATTCAGTGCCGCTCTAACTTGACTATCAGTTAAAGTCCCGTAGGTCATTAATTTATTTTTAATGTCCGCCATAAATACATTAGTACCATCGTATTTAGCGATTTTCTGTAAATCTTCAGACATAGTCTCAATTTTAACTGACTGAATCCCTTTAAGAGCCTTTTCCGCCGACTCAAGTTGTTTTGGGGTTAGATTACCCCATTTTTTTAATGAAGCTTTAAGATTTAAAAGAAATGGAGTAGTACCTTCGTAGTTTCTTACTCTTGAGAAAATAGTCGATGTTGATGTAGTTGTCATAGGATGTTTGTTTTTAGTTTTGTGAGTACAAAGATAAGCCTTTATTTCATATAACCAAACTTTTTATAAAAAAAAAAGGAACAAAATGTTCCTTTAATTTAATGTATGAATTCAAATGTTGAATTATCCTCTGATAAATACTTTTCATTACTTGAGATTATTTGTCGTTTTATCCCATTTTCAACCTCTTCAACAAATCCCGGAATATTTTGGTAGTCATTATCAACAACCATTTTATTATTAACAACTTTACCGGCTTTAACTATTCTAATAGTAATTTTAATTTTCCCACCTTCTTCTTTAATATCTGAAATGGTATAACTTACTTTTTTTGCCGTATCACCATAACCCAAAGTCAATAATTTTTTAGAACCAACTAATTCAGATTTAATTTTTGTTGTAAAATTTACCACTTTTGCATTATTAATCTCCTCTAAAGTATAAACACCATACATAAGACCTTTAATATCGTCTTGAGTAACTTTTATAACATCACTCTTTAAATCTGAACTATAACTTATCGGATTAACTTGGGACATTTGTTTGGATGTTGACATAGAATAAGTGTCTGACACTTTAAACCACATATTATTGATAAATAAATAAATTGGATACCATCCATATGATGTTATAACATAATACCATTCATTTTTTCTATTAACATCCCATTTACCCTCAAGATTAGACCCTTTAAATGGCATTTTAGCCGAAGCATACTCTGAAGCTTTATTATTTGGTGTCTTACTTTGTTTAAATAATCTATAATCTTTGAAGTTCTCTTTGGTTAAATTTTCATAGTCCCCATCTTCCCTAAAATTTGCAGTATAAACTTCATAATAAAATAAAGCATCTCTGGATGGTAATCCAAAAACATCCATCATCCTTTTAATTAAATCAACTAATATTTTTTTAGTCTTTGCCTGATGTTTGTGTTTGTTAAGGTATTTGAAAAGTAATATTTCCTTTTTTGATAAAGGATTTTCATTTTCACCACCTTCAAGCTGTTCTTTTAATATTTTCTTAATTAAATCTCTCATTTTAAAAATATGTTTGTTCAAAATATAACACCTGGAATTTATCGTTCTTATCAATTAAGTTACCAGCATTGATTAAATCATTGTATTCTACAACAGCATTTTTTTGAAATTTTCTAAATTTAGTTAAAACATCAAAAGTTGTAATATCATCATTAAATAATGATTGTGAGTTTTTATTATACTCATTCATTAAACCTAACTCCATTTTATATGCTCCGTGAACAATATCAATTAGGTTAGAAAAATCGTGTTTAGTTGGTGCTTGGGGTATTTCCGGTTGGACATTAAAATCCACCATATATTCCTGTAGAGTTTGAGCATGTGTTAATTCATCCGCCGCTTCATTTGTGAAAAATTCTGCAGCTTTCTTATAATTCATATCCTGACACCAATTGGCTGCCGCTCTATAATAATAATGAGCCGTGTATTCATCTTTAATTCTATCTGTAATAATTTTAATTGTTTTTGTATCTAATTTATACAAAGTAACCTTACTAATTTTAGCCAAAGTATTATCAGCCTCACTTATTATTTCGTCGTTTGATGACATATTCTTAATCTGTTGGAACATTTTGTCCGTTAATGATTTATTTTCCATATTTAATTATTTTTATTTCCCAATTATTATGTCACTATAATCTAATTTATTCATACCGTCAATTTCTTTCTCATCAACAACCTCATCATACATAAATGCTTTCACAACAGATGTTATACTTTCCTCCGCCTGAGCAATTTTACTTTCCATCCAATCATCCAATTGAACGCTTCCATTTTCATCCATCTTTTCCCACATTTTTTCAGCTAATTTAAATATAGTGAAAAGGTGTTGGCGACTCATATAAGAACCTTGACCTTCATTTTCTTTAATGGTTTTCATTTTATCCACCAACTTTTCAAGTTGTTTTTCTGTTAATATAATGTTTTTCATATTCAGTTTATTTATAAATATATCATAAAACAAAAAACCCCCACTATTGTGAGGGTTAATTTTGGACCGACAGATGTCGGCGACTCCACCATCCTATTTTTAAAGAGAATCAGGAAAACTCCGTGTGTGATGAAACTCTAAGACCATCAACTTCTTTATCATAATATGATGATATATATGACGAATAACTAGATTTATGTTTATCAATATATTCTTGATTGAGAACATAACCATCCGGTTGGCCCCACTCTAAAGCCATCTTAATAAACTCTTCGGTGTTTTGTATTTCACCATACTCATTAACTATTCTACCTGAACGGATGAACGTTAATAGTTCTTCTTTATTGGTATAGAATTTATTGTCTTGGAAGTTCCATAGAAATTTCCAACCTGAACTTCTTTTTCCGATATGAATTTTCATATTTTCCAAGAAGACATCCCAAGGAGATAGGTTTTCAAACCCTCTCTCTATTGTTCTGAAGTCATTTCTAATGTTATTTGGACTCCATATATCCAAATCATTTATTTGTTCCACCAAATCAAGGTATTTGAGTCTAACCTCACTTGGTTTTGGTATACGAAAATAATTTGTGCTCATACCTTATTATTGTTTAGTTACTAACGCCTCTACTTTACTTCTCATATGGTCCGCCAAATCATAATCATTAACTGATGTTACGATAATGGAATCTACCAAATATTTGTGGGGGATGTGGATTAAGAAATCCATCCCGTTGAAGAACGACAAATCATTCTTTAATTCAATACAACCTTGAATCATCTTCAAAAATAACTTGAATTGGGTCGTGTCCACGAATGTTTCGTGTAATAGTTTTCCGAACTTCTCGTTCTCAATTCTGATAGTGTGAGTGTTTGTCGTCATATGTTTTAGTTTCTATGGTACAAAGATAATCTTTTTTTTAATAATACCAAACATTTTTTAATATTTTTCAATATTATATGAACCACAGATTCTGTGCTCTCTATTATACTCATCTTTGAATGTAATACATCCGTTTTTCTCCACATATGTATTAGTGAAAAAATTTGTGTTCTGAGTTCTATTACCCGAAATGGTAATTTCATAATAGTGACCATTTATTGAGACACGACTTACCATATACATTCTGTGTCCAATAATAACAAATACAAATAAAAAAATAACACCCACCAAAGTCAATAACTTATTTACCATATTAATTTAATTTAAATTCCCGACAAAGATAATCCTTTTTTTAATAATACCAAACTTTTTTATATTATTTTTTCATCGGATATAAAATTGTTTCCAAAGTTGCTTTATACGCCGAAGATTTAAATGGGTCTTTTTGATGTTGTATAGCAGCACCCTCAAATAACTCAATTGCTTTATCTAACCCATCATATTTAACAATCATTCTACCCGCAGCGGGAATCGTAAATGGATTACTCACTTTATGTTTATCACATATGTTATCAATCGTCTCTTTAATTCTCTCTTGAAATGTCTTTTCCATCTTAATATTCTGTAATGTTATACATACCACATATTCTATGTGACCTACTAAACTCATCTTTAAATGTTATACACCCGTCTTTCTCCGCATACTTTTCAGTATAGAAACTTGTCTCTTGACGTTTATTACCCGGGATGGAGATTTCATATAAATGTTCCCCCTTTTTTAACCCACTAACCAAATATACTTTGTAACCTACAGAAGTTATAACAAGTAAAAAAATTATCACTATAAAACCTATCACACTATTTCTCATCTTATCTAAATTTTTCCATTCGTTTTTTAATCAACTCCGCAGTATCGTAGTCCTCATTCTCAATCGATTGTTTTAAATAAACCTCACACTCAACCTCATTCATCAAATCCACCGGTTTGCCATCAACTTTTTTACCGGTAGATTTACTAGTTTCACCAACACCACCTGTAAATCCTGGCTCACAACCCATCACTTCTTTAGCTTTATCATAGTTTTCTCTCCAAGTTGCAGATTTGTTAAAATTCATGACTGACCAATTGACTTGATAAGTCATCTTATCACCACAACTAATATAAAGTTTATCCAAATCCCAACCTTCAAGGATTGCAAATTCCTTATTATTTTTTTCCAATATTCTATAATAATCACTTCTAATCAGAGATAATTTATCACCAACTTTCCAATTTTTACATATTGATTTTCTATTTTTTTCTTGAATGGCACCAATGATACCAATCAACATCAATATTACCACAATAACACTTAAAATAATCCCTAATACTATCATAATTTATTTTTTTATTTATTTGTCCATATTTTATTGTTCTGTAGTTGGTTTCAACCACAATAGTTTGTTTTCAAAAATGTAATTCTTTAATGTTGGGAAGTAGTATAATGTCTCCAAAGTTTTTAATGTGTCGTGTTTGAAACATTTTAATAATTCCTCCCGGATTCTTTCCGTTGAAACGACCCCCATTTTAGTTTCATAGTCATAGTTATTGATATAGTAATCCAAAAACTTTAAACTAAAACCTTTTGTTATTGAGAATCTAATTGCTCTTAAAATACGGAGGGGGTCATCATCAAAAGTTTCTTTACAGGACTTTGGAGTGATTAAAACTCTTCTTTCCAAATCAAGTCGTCCACTGAAATAATCAATGATGGTACCATCCTCATCTTTGGCAAGAGCATTTAATGTGAAGTCACGTCTCTCTAAATCATCGTATAGTGTCCCTGGTTTAACAATTGGTGTTCTTGTTCCGGGAATGTACCCAACTTCTTTACGAGCCATCACAAAGTCAGCAACACCACTATACTTATGGTCTTTTGGGAACTTTGCTCTGATAGTAAAACAATCGGCAGTGATTAAGAACAATTCAAACTTCTCATCCTTCAGGTATTGTTCCAACATAGAGAACATAGATTCCGCAGTATCAAAGTCCTGCAACAATTTGTCATTAGGAACCGCAACATAATCCACATCTTTAGATTCAAGACCTAAAATCTCATCTCTAACCTTTCCCCCGACTTCGTAAAACTTAAACATATTTTCCACTTTCTATTATTTTATTCGACAAAGATAATACTATTATTTATATAAACAAAAAAAACCTCAACAAATTTTACTCTGTTGAGGTTTTTATTATTCCAACCAGTTAAAGAAAGGGGTTGTTGGCTAAATGAGTATATAAATATGCGGTAAAATTAGAAAAATCAATCTTTTTTCAATAATCTCATAATTAATTTACATAATTGGTCCGATTTATTATCAAATGGCAGATTTTCAAGGTTAAAATATCCACATTCTGTATGTTCTTCTCCATCCTTCGCACTTTCTAAATCCGGATTTATTGGTTCGTCTGTCTCCATCATAAAAACATACATCAACCCTTTTATTTCCGTACCATCCCGATTATATCTTTTAACAAACCCAACTAATTTTAAATCATTATCTAATGTATAGTTAGTCTCTTCTTTGAATTCGCGTTTCACACCATCCATAGGGTGTTCCCCCTTTTCCAAATGACCACAAGGAATACTCCATTGTCCTGGTAATTCACCTGTAGCGTTTCTTTTACAAAGCAAAACCTCGTCACCACATTTAACTATTACTCCGGAATATCGTTTAACCTCTTTCATTTTATTAAATTTATGATATTTATCTATATGATAATAAATATAGGCAATTCAGAATTCAATGTCAAAGTAGTTTTTTCAAAAAAAGATACATCAAATGGTATGATGGGTAAGAGATTTGATAAAACTTTTAATGGTATGTTATTTTTAATGTCTGATGGTCAACACGGATTTTGGATGAAAGATTGTATCATACCTTTAGATATAATTTTCATATCCAATAATGTAATTACAAAAATATACCATAAGTGTCCACCTTGTAATACCAACGAATGTAAATCATATATTGGTGAAGGAGACACAATTCTTGAAGTTCAAGGGAACACCTGTAAAAAATTAGGTATTAAAATTGGTGATAAAATATCCGCATAAAAAATGACCCATTATAGGTCATCTCTTATTTTTCATATTATATCAAACCCTTTACCGCATTTCCTAACAATGGAGCCAATAGAGTTGTTATTGGGTCAGACCCTGTTTTAGGTTGAGTTGGAGGTGTTGGTTTCATTTCCTTATTTTCACCACCAAATTCACTATTAAACAATTCTTTATTTTTTGGGTCACTATTAAATTTCTCAACCTTTTGGTCTATGTCCGTAACCTTTTGTTCCAATTCATCCGGACCAACAAAGTTATGAATACCTAACATATCTAATAATGCCAAATACCATTTACTTCTTCTCATTAATGACCTTGTCGCCGCATTACCACCAATTCTTGGGACACCACCAACAAGTCTATTAAGGAAGGATGGTTTTAACGCCTCATAACCTCTGAAAGCCTTGAATTTACCTGTCGTACCCATTTCTTTACTTGCTTTAGTAAATAATTTCACATATTCTTCCAATAAATTAACAAATCTACTACCTAAATAAGGAACTTTACCAATAGAAGACCTTAATGTAGTTATTAATTTCTCACCCCAAGCCGGAGATTTTTCTACCATTTTAGCAATTGGCCCACCAACTGATTTGGCAGCTCCAGCAACTTTAACAGCATCACCAGTAAGAGTCGCCGCTTTAAACGCTTTTGCTCCTTCACCACCTAATTTCATAACACCTACAACCGGTTTAGCTATAATATCACCAAAAATAGGTAAAGCAGCAATAAAAGATAAAATCGCAAACAATTTATCTCCTTGTCTCCAATAACTAATACCATTAACTAAATCCACAACACCTGTTGGGTCAAATATACCCGCAATATCACCAACGGTATTATACCATTTTGACTCTGAAAGTAATTTTTTCTTTTCAGGGTAAAGAGTTTTCATTACCTCAACAACAAAAATTTTCTCACCACGAGTTAAACCTTCCCACTTTTCAGTTAACTCATTAATTTGATTTAATTTTTTCATAATTAATCTAACCCCAAGAAATGAATACCTTTATCAATAATACTACCTTCTTGAGATACACAACTTTTGAATATTTGAACATCTGAGTCAGGCATTTTACTTTGTGTTGCAGGACCCCAAATACCGTCCACAGGATAAACACCAATTTTAGATTGGTATTTACTCAATGCTTGTTTAACACTATCACCCAAGAGTCCATCAACTTTTAGTGGTTGATTCTTATCATCTCTATGTCCTTTTTTATTTAAAAAACATTGAATACCTTTCTTTAATTCAGGACTTTCATTTTGTTCAGTAACCAATCCGTATATTGAACGGATATCACTTCTTTCTTCTTCGGAAATTATAAATCTTTTTGCCATAATAAATCTTTTAGTTATAAATATACAGAAAACAAAAAAGAGGTTATAACACCTCTTCTTTTAATTCTAATTTTGTCTGTTTCTTATCATCAATGAATGCTTGAACTCTTTTCCGAGCAACTTCCGTATAATCCGGAGATAACTCAATTCCAATCCATCGTCTCTCTAATACTTCTGCCGCTACAGCTGATGTTCCACTTCCCATAAAGGGGTCAAGAACAATATCATCCTTATATGTAAGTATCTTAATCGCCTTCCCAGGTATATCCATTGAGAATGTGGCTTTAGTTAATGATTTAGTATCTGCAAAATATTCCCACCTTCCAAACACCAAGTTCATAAACTCTTTCTTGTCCTCATCCTTATAAACCATCTTATTTTTGATGGTTCCATCTTCCTGAATTACTTTAGTTGGTTCTCCTTCCCATTGGGATTGTCCTTTAAGTAATTTCTTACTCGTTTTCTTATAAGCCAATATGATACACTCTTTTGGGTTATAAATATAGGGGCTCGACGCTGACATCCATGAGTTACCACACCACACTAATTGTCCTGATTTTTCAACTAATAATGTTTTATTAGGTACTGACACACAATAAACTTTATCATCATAATCAATTGTGGTAACATTTTTTTTCTTTATATAACTTTGTTCTTTGTTGAGGATTTGAATTGTTGTCATTGGGTAATTAGATTTTATTATTTTACCATTCCAAAGTCTATCTTTCGCAAAATAACTATATAATGAACAAATTCTCCCCGATTCAAATAATAATCTAAGAATTTGGTCTTTCATTATCTCACTACATACAGAAATTTTCCACAATTCATTGTCTTTAGTAAAAGACCCATCACCATAAAATATCCATAATAATAATATTTCTTTCTGTCTTTTAGACATATTAAAAACATAATCAGGTATTGTTCTTAAATTTTTACTTTTTGTATCAAGTAAAAACGACGCCAATTGTTTTGAACAACAAAAATATTCGTTTTTTTGTTTTTTATATTCAAAATTAAATGGCAATCTCTCCAACAATTCTTCAATTTCTTTTAAAAATTTTATTTTTGTTTGATAAATAGATATTTTGTATATACCTCGTTTAACATCATACGTTAATGAACCATCTGTTAGAAAAATACCTAAAAATCTCATCCAATCATCCGCATCAACAATTACCGAATCTTCATTTCTATATATTTTTTTACTTCTTAACCCATACTCTACAGGAGGTATCACAACAGTTTTCACATCCACAACATTATTTAACCCATTATGACTTCTAGGTATTGTGAAAACCTCTTGAGTTATCTCATTAAATGGTATAACGTCTATTTTAGAGTTGTCTACTCTAACCATATTATGGTTTTCTGTTATAGTAAGATTAACCGAACGAGTTTTAATATTTACTAATTTACCTTTAAATGGTTTTTCAATATAATCAAAAGCCTTTTGATACTCAATTTCTTTAGTTGTAGGATTTAATGTCATAAATAAATCCGTCTTAATATCAACATCCTTAAAAAATTTAAGACCATTATTTGTCATAACTTTAGTTTCATTATCATAACAACCCCAAGCAGTTTGTCTCACTCGGTGTGGTGAATCCTCAGTTAAATCAACCATCCCGTAAAATTTAAAACCAACTTCCTTCATCTTCATCCAAAATTCAGCGTTGAATAATATTCTACCTCCTCTTTCTTGAACATTCACTTCTATTGGAACATTGATGGCGATTCTTCCGTCATCCTTTAACACTCTATACGCTTCAGTTAACCATTTTGTCGTAAAATCCCAATACTCATCCATTGGAATACTATCATTATACACATCGTATTTGATGTTAACAGAATATGGTGGACTAGTCACCACTAAATCCACACAACCTTCAGGAAATGTTCCCATAACCTCAACACACTCACCATTTATAATCTTCCCTGTCTCTATCATATTATTCTGTTAATTGGTATTCCCAACCATCTTCTTTTTTTATTGGTGTAATCTCTAAATCTAAAAACACCGCATTCTGTTCTCCCGCATATAACCCTAATATGTTATAATCATAAAACTCTTCAGCCTCACCATAAGTCATCAGGTCTCTCTCTTGTAGGATGTGTAATATTCTTGGTTTGGAATATAACATTTTCCTTCCAGGGGAACCAAAATCCTCAACAATCCCAATGATAGCATCCTCTAACCCATCTAATAAAACCGCACCTTCCGCGTACTCATCAATATCAACTAACATTCTTGTTATTTTTTTCTAAATTTTCAATTCTACGATTAAGATACCAAGCCGCCTTGAGTAAATCTTCCAATTCTTTCTCCGGATATTTCTTACCCGCTCTTGAGATATATTTCACCGTATTACCCAAATGAAAATCTAAAGACCAATTCTCTATTACCTTAATCGCCTCATAAGGATTTTCCGCACCCCCATAATGGTCTGGGTTTTTCACCATTTCTTTACTCATAATTTTACTATATAATATTTACCTAATTTAATATTTTTTTTATACCCCTGTCTAACAGAAAACAATGGTTTTGTTGTTATTTTAAACCCAACCCCACTCTTACCTGAAGTAATATAAAACTGAGTTTTAGATTTACCTATTAAGAGGGGAAAGTTAAATATTCTAACCACTGTTTGACTACAACCACTACCAATATGATATGTTTTTTTAGATAACCACATAATAATCTTTCGCTACTTTACTTTCTACAATAATACCGGATTCTATCAAAAAATCCAGCTCTTTTTTTGTTTCTTCAATATTTTTTTTGAGAATATACTTTGAAATATAAGTAATGTGAATTGGTTGTCTTAATTTACCAATCAAATTGTTAATTTGTTTTTCGTCCATAATTAAGTTTTTCTTTAATTTTATCTTCAGGTAATCCTTTATTATACCATTTATAAACTTTAGACGATATTTTATCCGACAGAATTAACATATCCGATTTAAACAACAAAGTTAAACCTAAATTATTATTAAAACAATTTTTTATTGATTTTTTATTAATTATTCTTTTATTAAATCCCATTAAGATAATAATCTTTTATTTTGTTTTCCACTTTGACTTATATACGCTAATATTTTCCTTTTAAAGATTGGTACTAATGTTTCCTCTAATGGAAAAATATCACTACAAAAAACTTCAAATAATGGATGTGATTCTTCATTATTCTTTTCATAAGTTTTAGAAAATTTAGATATAATTTGGGAAATTGTCAAATCGTCTTGGACTCCTTCGTAAATTAATTTTAAGGATGTTTTGGTTTGATTCTTTGTTTTGTAAATTTTTCTATTAGTATATTGCCAAATATATAATTTATCCGGTAATTTGTAGTAAAAAAAACCTGACTTGTTTGATAAATTACTTTTATTTTTCTTCATCACAACATCTATGGAGTCATAAACAATACTCCAAATAGACTTTGCAAAATTAAAATAGTCGTATAATTGGGGTTGACTATTTTTTAAAATTTTTCGGTATTCAATTACTTCTTCGTCCGCTAGCACGGGAATATCCTTAACTTTTAAATCTGAAAAAATTAATTCATCATCTTTTGATGATAATTTTCTATCAATATAAAGTATTTTGTTTTGTGTCAATAAGGTTTGCATATTACCCAAATGTAATGAAAGTTCAATAAACATTGGGTAAACCTCCATTCTCTCAAGATGTTTATTCATCTTTTGGAAGTAATCTAATAGAACATATTGTTTTTGTTCTGCATCAAGCACACCATCAAACAACCAATCGGTGTTCATTATAAATGATGTCTTTTTATTTTTTTGTTTCTTTTCCATATATTACTAATTTAAATATATGAAACCATAATAAATAAATGAATAGTTATTAATTAATCCTCATAATATTATAACTATCATCGTTAATATAAACATTGTCGTAATTACCATTGTAACCATTCATCATGCCCCAACCATCTTCATCCACTAATCCTTGAGCTAAAGCGTCTTTATCAACATACTCTGATATATCTAACCCAAAATCAGACATATAACTTTTAATGTTATATCTAACCTCATCTAACATTGAATCAACCTTATTATCAATCATTTCTTGGGATGGTTCCATATCAACCTCAATATTATCTAATTCTTCTTGAAGATATTCTATATGGTCTTGTGTTTGTTCGTATTCTGTTGAGTCCGAATCATCCATATTTCTTAATCTTTCTTCATATTCCTCAATTTCAGATTCAAGTTGTTCTTTCCTTTCTTCTTGTTCTGAGGTTAACTCAAAATCATCATCACTAAAATATATATCCGGTTCATTAGCTATATCATTTTCATAATAATCTCTAAAATAATCAAGAACCTCATCTTCGTTAATATAATAATCAATAAAACCACTTCTAAATCCATCAACACCTATATCATCAATTAAATCTTTTGCATATTCTAAAGCCGAACTATCCATCTCATCATCAGAACCAACGGTATATTCTTGGTCTTTAAATCCAGGTGATAACACCTCAAATTGTGTTAAATCATGATAACCATAACCATAAGGATACAAATCATAAACATCAATTTTATTATCAGTTAATTCAGTTATCTCTTCTTCAATTTCTTCAATGGTATTTAATATTTCAACATTTTCATCGGGGTCACCATCTCTTTCTTCATCATCATAAAGAGACTCAAGGTCTTCTTTCTTTTTTGTTAAAACTTTTAATTTTTCTTCATCATCTTCATCTAAAGTTTCAACCTCACCACTATCAACTAAATATTTTAATAACGCTTGAGCCTTTAACCCTAACTCATCACCTTTTTCAATACTCCAATCATCACCATCTCTATATTGATTCATTGTTTGTTTCTTATTGTTCAATTCCTCTATTTCTCGTTTTTTTTGTATAGGTGAACCATAATCACTAATATAACCTGTAATCTCCATTTTAGGTAATTTAGATACATTAGTATAACTAATATTTAAATTACCATCAATACGACCAATATTACCCAACGAATTTGTTGGAGTATTTGAAAGGTCTAAAGTTCCTGTTATCCATAATGGCTTTCCCATAAATTTCTTAAGACTCGTTATTGAGCTCCCATTGTAACTGGTTAAAACCATTAAGTCAACATATTGTTTAGGTGTCATTTTATAATAATCGTCTTCAACTTGTTCAACAATTGTTTTAATAAAACGATATAACTCTTTTTCCGTAAGTCTAATTTTTCTACTCATAATAATAAATATGTAAAATTAAAAAAAAATCTTTACATATTACCATTATAACAGATATTTATTGATATAAACATTTAAAAAAATATATCATGGGATGCGGTTGCAAAGGAAATTCGAATCAAACACAAACAACACAACAAACGAGCCAGTCTCAACCTAAAGCTCCTGAGCCTAAAACTCAGCCTATACAAGAATCAATTCGTAAAGTTGTTGAGAAATATTATAATAAAAAATAATATTTATTGTGTTAAAAATCTGAGGGACTTTATGTCCCTTTTTTTATTTTCTATTTAGAATTAATATAATTTTAATTATTAATTGGTATAAGTTTAAAATTATGAAATATATTAACGAAAAATCAAATAGAGGTATTGTGAATTTATTCTCCGATTACCTATTAAAAGAATTAACTAAAGAAAATAATATTGATGCAGTTATAGAAGTAACCGATTGTGGTAAATTTTTTATCGTTAACGGATTAACTAATTCAAATAAGATATTAGATATGACTAAATTAAAATCTTCTTTCTTGGAAGAATATAAAGAACTATTATCTGAATTTGGTTATACACAAATAAATATTATTGATGTTATTAGTTATGGTCACGAATTAGTTAAGAAATCTGAATACACTTATGAGTTTTATGATTCAGTTAGACCAATATATTCACAATCAATCATTGATTATGTCTCTAATGATACTCAAGGATTAAAATATCATTCTATCTCTGATATTAATGGTTTAAACCTTGAATTAGATTATTCTGAAGAGAATACTAAAGATTTAACAACTTTTAATTATTCACCTTTAAACATCACATCCGAATTCCCACACGGATATAGTTTAGATATGGGTAGATTAGAATTTTATTATTCAGAATATATCACCAATCATTTATTTTGTCATTCAATCACCGATAAAATACAATTCAAATATTCTAACATTAAAAATAATGATGACGATTACATGATTAATATTAATACAACATCTGTCCATAATAATGAATCTATCGTTTCAATGGTATTAGATGTGTTTGATTTTGATATGTTGAAATTTAAATCTACAATAAAATCATATGATATAATAGAAGACTTAACAAAACCTTTCGATAAAAAACCTTGGTTAATAAAAGACCGTATAAAAGATTTGGTTATATTTTAACTAATTAGGGAATACAGGTGTTTGATTTTACGAAGGTACCTGTAGATAAAGTATATGTAAAAAATCCAACACAATCAGTACCTGAACACGTAGCATTCGATATTAATATTGTAGAATCAGCAAATGTATAAGTCGTCCCTATTTGTGTACCTCCGGAAGTTATAAAACCATAATTACCATCACTAATCATTGTTCCACCAGAATAAGCTTTCATTTGTATTTGAACAATGCCCGTACCTGTATTTGGAGTGTTTCTATACCAATTCGCTCGACAATTTAACTGTATTGAGGTAACACTTCCACTAAGTTTTAATTGTTTAATATCTACATACACACTTTCGGAACCACCCGTATTTTGATTATCACCACCCCACCATAAATTAGGACCAACACGTTTACCTGACGCCAGATTTCCAGTAGTACAAAACCCAACTGGGTTAAAAGTATTCGCATATGTTGTCCCCGTCACATTATTCACATATAAATAAGTAAGAGTGTCTAAATCTTTCCCACTAGTAATTGGGAATGTATATGTAAAAACAAGATAATCAGCATTAAGTATTATCGGAGCCTTTGTTGGCGTAACCGTTGGCGTATATGTTGGTGTAGGTGTTTGAGTTGGTGTTTTAGTCGGTGTAAGCGTTTGTGTTGGTGTTTGTGATGGTGGGAGCACATCTTTAATTAAACGAACTGAAAAACCAACTGTTTTATTAGTATTAATTCTACTAACACTTTGACTACTATTACTCATCTGACGACTCCACGAACTAACAGTATTAGCCGATGATGAAGTCCACCAATACCCACCATTACGAATGTCAGTAAATACCCCGCTAATACTTCTATTACCTCCTGGAAGAGCAGTAAAACCATAAGTGTTAACAGCACCCGTATTTGGAGTGTTCCAATATGTGGTACCAGTTCCTTTCAATATTCCCCCTGATACCGATTCACCACCTAAAAAAGTTGTTAAAGTAGTCCATTCAGCATCTGTAGGAATATGATAACCTAACGGAGCTAATCCACCATTTGCGGTATTATTAACCGCATACCAATTATATAACATACCATAAGTATTTCCTGTTGTTGTACTACCGCTGTAATAACACCAAGCCCCCGTGGTTAATCCTGACCAAATAGCCGGGTCAGTCACTTTTGGAATTACAGTACCATCTCTATAAGTAGGAACATTTAAATTACACGCCGTCCAAGTTTGAGTTCCAATTGTCACATCATTTAATGAACAAAGATATGGTGAGGGTGCATTTAAATTAGTCGTTAAACAACTAGGAACTTGAGACGCACCAGCAATTGTTTTATTAATTTCTGTAACATATACTAAATTGTATGGCGAATTTTTATTAATTATATATAATTTTGTATTTATACCATCAAGATTAACCGATGTTATGTAAATATTTCCATTCGACTCAAAAATACCATAAGTATTACAAGGAATTGTTAGAACAACATCAACTTCTAAAGTCCCTGTTAAATAATTCCACTGACTTAAATAACAAATCTCATTAACAGGGTCATTATTAAGTACCAAAAATTTATTAGTTGTTGTTTTATAAAAATCACCAGTAATAGTTCTACCAGCCGTTAAAGGAAATTTAGTTGTCATAACAGGACTTACACCTGATACATCTATTTCAACAACTTCGTTAGGATTATTGAGTGTATTTACCGCTAAAATAACTGTGTCCGAAATCGCCGCAAGACCCGCAGAATTACTAAAATTTAATGGAGAGGGGATATTACGATTAAATATCGCACTAAATGATGGTAAAGTTATATTATATTCGTTAAAACTAA